GATCTATACACCTGAAGCTTCTTATATTTAGTATTAAAGATCCAGACTTCAGTAGAGCCGATGATCTTTTCAGGTGCTACTGACTTAATACCAAATTCAGCATTTTCCTTCATGTACTTAACATTCTTAGCTACAACTGAAGGTGGTTTTACTTTCTTAGCTCTAGGCTTGCGAGCAGCTTTGGCAGAAACTGCTTGTTGAGCGCAAGCATCAGGAATCGACTCAAGAATCTTGATCAGCTTCTTGGCTTTAACCTTGCCGATGTTAGAGTAACCTTCAACTAGTTGCTTGTCTTCACCGTCGATGTACTCATAGAGTTCTTTAAGAGTAGCACTAAATGCCTCAGGAATATGCTTACTCACCTGAGGTGATACTTCGTTGGCCTTAAGATAAGAAGCAATGTCTACATCTTTGCCGTTGAGGATGAATTCATCGATGAGGCCGTGGATCTCGCCGACGTGGGTCGACGCAGCTTCAAGGACGCGATCTTGGATCGAGACCTTAGGCTTATCTTCTTTTTCAACTTGGGCTTCGAACTGCGAGATAATCTTTTCACCCGCAGCGCGATTGCGCAGTATTTCAACTTGTAGATCGATGAAGTCCAATTCACGTTGATCAAGAGGCTGATCTCGCTGTTTGAGGCGAATCATCGTGCCGATCGATCGAAATTCGTGGTCTGATAACTTGTCGAACTCAGTTGTCTTCTTACCAACGTAAGACATGAACCACTTACGTTTGTCTTTGTTATCAAAGGCCGAGTTATAATAGTTCAAGACTTGAACTAGTGAGTTCGTATAATCCAATGGATTGATCACTGGTTCGGTGCTACCCTTACCAGTGCCAAAGAATTGTTCAGCTTGTTCAGCGATAGCGCGGCGCTTCGCTGCACGTTTTTCAGAAGCAGTTAGTTTTTCAGTAGCCATGTGTTCTCCAATTCATGAGATATTATACATCATCCACGAATTATTGTACACCGTTATTTTAGGCAACAACTGTATTGCTTTCCACGATGGACGTGTACAGGTTCTCGAACTCTACGTACTCTTCTTGTTCACTGGTGAAATTCTGCTTGTGGTACACCTTTGCCATCTTGTTCAACTGGCGCTTGGACAGGTTGAACTGTTGGGACATGTCCTTAATAGTCTCCTTGATGAGATCACGTTCTGCCTCGATGCGTGTAAACGAGCCAGAGATCTCAGCGAGCATTTTCTTGATCTTTGCACGATCTGCGGGATTACTAATTTGTGTCATTTGCTTGTCACCTTAAGATTATAAAAGATTCCACGAATTGAGGCATTAATACCAATTACTGCGAGCCAAGTCCAGATATTATACGGAATAGCCAATAGAGGAAATAGAGTGTTCAAAGACCAGATTATAATTAGTGGACCAAGTATTACACACAGAATAATTAGACCTACTAGAACAATCACGAGCCATACGTTTTTAAAATTCATAATTAATACTCTTTACATTGGCAACAAGAAATGAGCGCCACTCGTTCTTTTCTAGATCGAACGCACGGATAGACGTCGATGGGTCTGTAGTCTCTGTCTTTGGGTGGTGTTCGACTGGGATCTTACTAAAGTTGCGAGTGCACGACATCTTTCGAAGAGTGCCATCCTTCTTAAGGAAAGTAATAACAGTTGATGTGTTGTTATCTGCGAGAAGTCCGAGCAACCAATCACGAAATTCTGGAGAATTTACAAGCTCGTTTTTTTCAGTTTCTGTCATCATACGCGTCCAGTCGATAGGATTACTCGATAGCATCAGCTGTTTCCTTGAGATAAGATACAAACTCATTCAGTTGTTCTTTACTAAAGAAATACTGAGTGCGAGAACAAAGTTCAGGATATTTGTCGATATTGTCAATAGTCAAAAAATATAGCCCAGTGTGTTTCTCGAGAGATACTTCTATAGAGAAATTTTCATGAAATTCAATTCGTTTCATAGTTCACGTTCTACCTTTACTTTAAGGATTCGTTCTTTTGGTGAAAAAGAACGAGCAGAAGATTCTGTAGGAAATACACGCACAACAGTTCTTTCCATACAGTTTTCAAAGTCGGTTATAAGCATATAGCCTTCTTTTAAGGTTGTGACTTTAGAAAAAGCCATCTGATCGGATGTACCACTAAAATCTCTAAGCAAAGCTGCCACTTGTTTTTCTCCTGTCATTTTCTTCGTTTAATATCCTCGTGTTTTGCAGTGATGATTCTATAAACCTTTCCATCATACTGAATGGGTAGATCTACAAAAATGGACACTTGAGGTCCTTTACCTACATAGACGTGACCATCATTTGCGATGGTGCCTATGAAAGGTATACCATTCCACTTACCTTCTACTCTGTCGCCTAGAAAGTAAGTAGGTTGATATGGATCACGATTAAAATAGTCTGTTAATGAAGCCACGATATTGATAATAATTAACCTCAGAGATACATTATAACAAGTATACGAATTTCTGTAAAATCTAATTAAAATTTTTCCATAGTAAATTTATCAAATACAGAAACCCTCGTAGTAGTTCTTATATGATTCAATTCATTGGCGATAACATCTTCTTTGAGTGAAGTATTATCGCCAATGATAGATTGACTTTGTGGTTTTTTTCTCAGCATGCTTTGATTGATTGCGATAAACATCAAAACTGCAAGAGGATCAAATACTAATACTATCAGTACGATTAACCAGCGAACTGCTTTTTCGAGCGACGTTTTGTCGGTTTGATCTTCGTAGATGAATGCTGCGATGTATTTGATTGGACCGACTTCGGCTTCGACTTTCCTGAGCTCTGTGGCGATGGGCGTCTTTTCTTCGGTAAGTCTGGCAATTTCTCGCTGGGCGGAGGTGATGGTGGCGGCAAGCTCGGCTCGTTCTTTGGCTTGGGCTCTTCTAATGGTAACGGATCTATCAACACCGGCGGTGGTGGACTGGGTTGAGGTTCTGTTGATCGTTTCGTCAACTTGTTTATCCAACTGAGAAAGCGTTTTACGAGAATCATTGATTATCTCCTTTTGATATTTAATTTTTTCATCTATAATTTCTATTGAAGCTATCACGTCACCTGATAATATAGACTGATCTAAGTGTGCTTTCGAAAGATAACCAAATATTCCCATGCTCGTTAAAAGCATTAGGATCACTATTGCGAAAGAAAAATAAGTCTTTAATAAAAACCCAGTTTCTTTCCAATTTCTGTACAGCCAAGATGTAATCACTATCTTCGAAACACCGAGTATTCCACCCATAATTGCGATCGATATTGGCGCACCAGAAAATATCGCCATTAATCCCATGATAGCATAGTACTCAGCTATGATGGAGAGCGAGATCGCATTTACGAATAGCAAATGAATCATAGCTTTACGTGCGACTTATGTATTTTTCCGCCAACAAAAGCGTTATAGTATTCATTTGTTTCCAATACCCTTCTATCTATTTGTTCTCTCAATTCAAGATAAGACATCGTTCCTTTGTTCATACACAAATGTAAAATTTCTCGAGTGAAGTTTTCTTCACCGAGATTTTTTACATCTCCTTTAAGTTCTTCTGAAGAAGACCAATACATTTTCCAATCGGAAAAAGATTTTTCCCTCTTTTTCTTACCTTTTATTGTTCTTGTTTTCGTAAACCAAAAGAGCTTCTTACCAACATACTTGCGGTTGTTGGTTTTATTAGTGATAAGATATACAAATCCAATATACTTATCTATTTCACTATCTTCAAATTGCCTGTTTTCGTATATCCACATATTCCATTACTTGAGAAATTAATGGAATATTTATCTATTGTAAAATCCATGTCTGAAAACTTAAAAGCTGGTACTTCTGTAGCATTACACGTTACAGTGAATGGAGGATCCCAAGGATTCTTTACTGTAGGTGATGTCGAAGGCGAGTAATACGGAATAGGATTTACAGGACTTGTTTCAAAAGTTTTTTTATCTTTATCACCTTCTCCATTAAATACTTTATTCGCAACTTCTTCGTATGTTCCATCTTCATAGTAGACTATAACCTTACTGATCTTCTTCATCTTCATATTCCTCATTTTCATATATGTCGCTACCACAAAAAGGACAGTATGCTATATCAGAAATCCTAAATTCGTCGTCTGATTTAAATGTTATTTTTCCATGAGCCCCACACGAATCACAATCAAAGTGTCTTATTGCCATTACGCCTCCTTTGCCCAAACATCGTCCCAAGATCCAGTTACTGCTCCTCGTGCATAATCAGTGGCTCTGTTCTCAAAGAAATTAGTGTGGGTTGGTGCATTAATCATTTCTTCAACCCACGGTAGAGGATTCTTTTTAACCTTCATTATACCTTTGAGGCCCATACTAATAAGGCGACGATCAGCAATATAACGGATATACTGTTTAACGTCACTAGCGTCCAGATTAGCCATAGGGCCCATAGCGAATGCCAGATCAATAAAACGGTCTTCGAGTACAACCATTCGTTCAGCAATCGTATAAAGTTCTGATTTAAGTTCATCGTTCCAAATCTCCGGATTTTCCTTAACAAACTCTTTGAACATCTTGATCATGTTTTCAGTATGCTGAGTTTCGTCTACGATTGACCAAGTAACGATCTGACCCATACCCTTCATCTTGCCGTGGCGTGGAAAATTTAACAACATAATAAACGAACTAAACAGTTGCATTCCTTCTGTAAAAGCACTGAACACTGCGATGTGCTTGGCTGTATTCTGTTTAGTCGAATTTTGCGCAGACAGATTTAGAATATAGTCGTGCTTTTCTTTCATTTCTGCATAGGCCAGAAACTCGTTGTATGTAGTTTCTGGAAGACCAAGTGTTTCAATCAGGTGCGAATATGCTGCGACGTGTAAAGCTTCACGCGCGGCAAATCCAAGTAACATCATACGAATTTCTGGTTGAGGGAAATAAGGTAGGTAATTGCGAACGTAACCACCCGCGACGTCGATATCTCCCTGAGTAAAAAAGCGGAAGATATGAGTAAGGAACTGTTTCTCTTCGTTTGTTAATTTCTTTTTCCAATCTTTGACATCTTCAGCCATCGGTACTTCGGTATGGAGCCAATGGCTTTGTTCGTGTTTGAGCCATGCTTCGTATGCCCAAGGGTAGTTAAATGGTTTGAAGCTATTTCTTTCGTCTGTTAAATTTAATTTGGTCTTAACCATGAATTCCTCTAAATTACTTGTCGTACATGACAGTAGTTGTATTGCCTAGTGCCCACTTAGGATTAGTTTCGACTCGATATAGTTTCGTACATACTTTAAAATCGGGCATACTTAATGTTGGTGGATTAGAAGCTGCGTCTAAAAATATAGTTCTGTTGTTAGGTTGTGCTGCGAACTGGCCGTTGTCCAACATAATAAAATTAAACGACTTGTGATCTTCGGGCCACTCTGCGTACGTGGTGTCTAACACATTAGTATCAGGACAAGAATTATCGACAGTGAACATATATGAACCCTGATACCAGTGTTTATCTTTACCAAAGAATTTAGCAGTTAGGTTTGATAAGAATGACTTCTTTATTACAGTTATGTCGTGACTGAAACAATCCCATATCTGAAGAACATCTAATGGTAGAAAATCTTCTTTAACTAATTCAGTGTTACGCGACACATACGCGTTAAGCGGCAGCTTGTCGTAAAGTGCTCCATAGTTAGGAAGATATGACTCAATACGGAAAGCCTGTCCTCTTATAGATTTGATACTGACCCATATACACGGCTCGTACTCTCCAAATCCTTTTTGAAAATCATATAGAAATTCTTTTCTTATATAGCAGTGCAATGGAGGTAGATTAGCGACAAGGTGCGCCATTGTGTTTCCTTTATTTTAGAAATTCTTTTACTTTGTCAAGCGACATCGAACCTACAGCTCGCTTGACCTCGCTGCCGTTTTCTAATAATACCATAGTAGGTACACTGCGAACATTATATTGTACCGCTAGATCAGTCTGTTCATCGATATCTATTTCTTTAATAGGAATATCGTTGTCTTTTAAATTTTCAAGAGTCTTCGATAACATCTTACATGGACCACACCAGTCTGCATAAAATTTCAATACTTCTTTCATTCGTCAAGCTCCAATTCTATAATTTTCAAATCATTATTAAATAT